TTCATCAGGGAGATATTTCACTTGGACAAGGAGCAACAACATGTGGACGGTCGGTTGTTTTCATGGCACTGGTGAGCAACTTATTGAAAAGGCAAGGCAGGACAATGAAGATAAGGCAAAGTGCTATGCTTTGTATGTTAAGTTGGTGGAAGATTTACAAAAGGTGAATCCATTAATTTAAAGTAGTGGCATAGGTTTTGAAAAACGAAGTAATATTTAAAATCATTTTTTGCAGATATGAAGTACAGGTTAACTAATGAGACTATTAAGGTCGGTGAAGTGATTCTTCACAGAATAGAGTGCGTCGAGGCTTTTGCCGATGTAAAAGCTGGCGACAAGGGCGGTTGGATAGAGAAAGAGAGTAACCTTTCTCAGGAAAATGGAGCATGGGTGTATGACGAAGCAAGGGTGTGGGGCAAAGCAAGGGTGCGTGACAACGCAGAGGTGTGTGACAAAGCAGAGGTGTATGGCAACGCGTGGGTTTGTGACAACGCACAGGTGTATGGCAACGCGTGGGTTTGTGGCAACGCACAGGTGTTTGGTAATGCGTGGGTTTATGGCAATGCGGAGGTGTGTGAACATGCAAAGGTGTTTGGCAATGCGGAGGTGCGTGAACATGCACAGGTGTATGGCAACGCGGAGGTGCGTGAACATGCACAGGTGTATGGCAACGCGTGTGTTTATGACAATGCGGAGGTGTCTGAACATGCAGTGGTGCGTGATAATGCGGCTGTGTATGGTCGTGCAGGAGTGAAAGGGTATGTGTATATTAGAGGCAACGCAAAAATTTCACAAATGTCTGATTACATAGTTTTTAAGAACAACTTTTCATCAGGAAGGTACTTTACATGGACAAGGAGCGACAATATGTGGGCGGTCGGTTGTTTCCATGGCACTGGCGAGAAACTTATTGAAAAGGCAAGAAAAGACAATGAAGATAAAGCAAGGTGCTATGCTTTGTATGTTAAGTTGGTGGAAGATTTACAAAAGGTGTAAAGTAGTGGCATAGGTGTTGAAAAAACAAAGTAATATTTAAAATCATTTTTTCAGATATGAAATACAGGTTAACTAATGAGACTATTGAAGTCGGTGAAGTGATTCTTCACAGAATAGAGTGCGTCGAGGCTTTTGCCAATGTGAAAGTTGGCGACAAGGGCGGTTGGATCGAGAACGAGAACAACCTATATCAGGAAGATGATGCGTGGGTGTCTGGCAACGCACAGGTGTCTGGCAACGCACAGGTGTATGGCAACGCAAAGGTGTATGACAACGCAAGGGTGTTTGACAGCGCAAGTGTGTCTGGCAACGCACAGGTGTCTGGCAACGCACAGGTGTCTGGCAACGCACAGGTATCTGGCAACGCATGGGTGTATGGCAATGCATGGGTGCGTGGTAACGCAAAGGTGTCTGGCAACGCACAGGTGTATGGCGCCGCATGGGTGTATGGCAACGCACAGGTGTCTGGCAACGCAAATCTACAGAAAAGTGATTTTGGCAAATGTACCATTATTGTTTAGATGACTTTATGCACTGTGCTTAATTCATCACACTGGCGTATATTCCTGCCGATTTATTATTGAAAGCATACAACATTTCATTTTTATATCTTACAGAATTATGAATCAGATAGCATTATTTAACGTCACTAACGATCCGCAGTATTTTCCACAACGTAGTGACATGTTTAATACGTCGCGATGGCAAGAAGCAAAGCGCCTTTTTGCACAAGTTCTGAAGCTAACAAGCAAGGAAGCAAAACGCTATTCTTCACGCTATCTTCAAGATCGGATGTTGGGTGCGGATTTCCCTGCACCCTCTGGAGGCTATCACAATGGCATTATGTGTATTGCCAACAGCGGCGAACACAGCCAGCAGCGAGGCGAGTTCACGGCGTTCGATATTATAGGCAGTTCTTTTATTTACGAGGCCTCTACAGGCGACATGTGTATTGCCAACATTCCTGACGAAGGAGAAACAGAATACTACCGTATAGCGGTATTGTCTTATTAAATCATCATTAACGAGTTGCACTGGCAGCAGGGCAGCCCTATTATAGAACACTTTTAAAATCAAGAATCTTATGAGACAGATATTTGTTGAAGCACAGAGTTTAATTTGCGCTGATGGCGAGGTGTGGCTGTGGAAGTCTGAAAGCATGGATAATGTGCGCCACTTCGCCACTACTGACGATGCACAGAAGTATATCGACCTGTGGCACCAGTTCAGCCGCGAGAGCGGACGAGAGGAAGAAGCCTATAGCATCGGTACGGAGGCAGACTTTATGGCAGCTGCAAAGAAGTATGAAGCCGACAAGAAGGCCAACGAGGTGAAGGAGTATTGCAAGCACGTTGACGCATTGATAGAACGCCGACAGCTCGAAATTAAAGCCCTGGACGGACTTGTTCAGGTATGTCTGCGATTTAATGGCAAGGTGCTGAACAAACGCTTCCATGATGCCGTAAAGGAGGCCACAGGCTGTTATAGCACGTTTGGCGAATACAGATATGAGTTGAAAAGTTACGACTATTACTGTGTAGAAAATAGTCCCAAAGTCTCAATATCTGCCGATTGGAGCCACGGCATTAACCGCCACACTGGCAAGAAGAAGGAGGTAAATCCGAATGAATGGCAGTGGAATACCGGCGACCGTCTGGAGGCGGAAAAAGCTATTGCCGTTATAGAGTTTTACAAAAAAGACCTCTTATCTAAAATTGAATGTTTGAAGGCTTCTAAAAAGAAGTACGCTGACTATTTGCGCATAGCACGAAAAGCAGAAGCGATAATGAAGGAAATGGAAGGCTACTACTACGAGATACGTGAATTTGCCAAAGAGAAGGCATTGAGCCAGTATAGCCACCACTCCTATTTTTGGAAAGGTTATTAAATTATCATCCAGAGGCTGCGCCTGGCAGCAGGGCAGCCCTATTATAGAACATCTAAAATTTTGAGAATTTATGGATAAAAAGAAATATATTGACGTGTTGACCGAACAGGCAGACAAGCATCACAGACCGCAAGAACTGGCCTTGAATGACTTCTGCGACTACCTTATAGAGTTCTTCAGCATTGACGCTTTTAAGGCAGGCACAGTTGAATATCGCTCGCATGTTTTGAGCTGTGCGGAGAAAAACCCTGATTTTGCTTCGCTCACCTTTCAGTGGCTTGACGATGTGGCAACGGCGATGGAACGTGGCGAATGGCTTGATGTGTTCGGCATACTGTACGAAGAAATGTATTTGAGCCGTGGCAAGGCATCGACGACAGGGCAGTTCTTCACGCCTCAAAGTGTGTCGGACCTTATGGCAAAGATCACCAGTCTGGGAGCCAGCGACCATGGCAAGGTGAACGACTGTGCAGCAGGTAGCGGACGCTTGCTTCTGGCTCACTACATGGAGAAAAGCAAATTGGATTATGCAGCTGGCAGACGTTTTGAATATGTGGCACAAGACATCGATCCTATTGTCTGCAAGATGTGTGCACTAAATTTCATGGTGCATGGCATGTATGGCCGCGTAGAGTGTCGCGACACGTTGTGCATGAGTGAGCCGACGGTGGTGTACGTCATCAACGAAGTGAAATATCCGTGTAACACGCCTTATTATAGCATTAGAAAAATCGGATGAGAAGAAATAAGGAGTCACAGGGTTTGAAATCCATATTATGAAACATTAAAAATACTATTCAAGTTTCGGAAGCTTTTGATTAGGCTACAGCTATTTTTTCATTCAATCGTCCGAAGCGGATTAGCCTTAGCCCCGAATGAATTTAGGGAGCTACGTTAGGGATGAATGCATAGGCACGTCAGGATGTCCGTCCAAGTTCTGACCTCTGCGGCTGATGATTAAAAGCGGGGAAACTTGCAGTGTTGTCAGCATGAAACCATCCCATAACATTGGCGATGGGCGCACAACCACCTTTCGAGGTGAGATTTATCAATTTTATTGATTTAGTATTTATTAAAATTGTAAAGTTATGAAGAGATTAAGAAACAACATGTTGATGGAAGAAAGAACTTCCGAAAGTAAAATATTTATTAACATGCAAGTTGATACATATTCACTTGCGAAACTTGAATTAAGACAATAATAAGCGAGATGATTACAAAAAGTTTAGTAAACAATAATGAATATCTGAGAAATGTTGCAACTCTGTCTGTGTATAACGATGCTTACCGCAGAGGCAAAGCATTAGTGACGGATGATGAGTATGATGAAATTTATGAGGCAGTACAGGTGTACGAAGCACAACACCCAGAAGAGGTGGAACCCTTATCACCTACTCAGTCATGTGGGGATACGCCCATAGAGGGAGCTGGCAAGATAGCCCATTCGCAGATGTTTTCCATGACGAAAATAAAGACGAAGGATGATATACGTCTGTTCTTCGACAGATGCCGTGCTGCTACAGGAAAAAATCTTGTCGGCATTAACATGGAAGATAAGATAGATGGCCTGGCTATGTCGTTGACATACCAGGATGGCAAGTTTATGAGTGCATCGCTAAGAGGTGATGACGGATTGATGGGAGATGATGTGACAGAGCAAGCCAAACACATCAAGGGCATACCTATGGAATTTAAGAGAGCTTGCGCATGCTACTTACGGATTGGCAAGGTGGAGATAAGAGGAGAGGCTTATGTGAGCAAACCGCTTTTGCAAAGATACAACGAGAGTGTAGATGTTGCCCACCGCATGTCAGATGAGCGGAGCATGGCGGTAGGGGCCGTTCGTAGCCAAGATCCATCGGTATGCAGCAAAAGAGGTGTGGAGTTTCGTGCCTATTACATCATATTTGAGGATGAGAGTGATTTCATTTACCAGGTGTCGGTGCTTGAACAGTTGAAGAAAGCGGGTTTCCGCGTACCCTATAGCATGGTGGCATTTGGTGTAAAAGGCATAGTTAGAAGGCTTGACGAGTTTAGGGTTCGGCAGCAGAAGAGTGCTATTCCTACAGATGGTGTTGTGCTGAAAATAAATAACCGTGAATACTGGAGCAAGATGGGCTGTGTGGGCAAATATCCCAAATGGGGTTGTGCATACAAGTTTGACACTAACTCTGCTGTCACTCATCTGCTTGACATAGAGTGGAACGTGTCGCCCAAGGGCAAGCTCTGCCCAAAGGCCATATTCGAGCCTGTGCGACTTTACGGACGTAACAATGACTGTGCCACTCTTCATTCTGCACGATGGGTGGAAGAGGCTTTTCCAGGGAAGTATCATGTAGGAGACACTCTTACCACAACATTGGCAAACATGATAATACCAAAGGTGGTTGGCGTTGTGCATGACGGCCAAGGCAAAGAACTTGCTATTCCAAAGGTGTGTCCTCTGTGTGGTGAACTTCTATATCGTGACGGTGCTGACTACTTCTGTAAGAATGATTCGTGTCAATGCTTTGACAGAAAAGAAACAAACGGCATGGTTTCTCAACAAAAGAAAGATGTACAACCAAATACCGTCCTCTTGCCCTCGGAAGTAAATACTATTGCCTTGTTGGGCAAAAACGTAGTAGTGTCAGGCTCCTTTGCTCCAGGAGTAAAGGACGAACTTAAATCACTCGTGATGAAGGCAGGGGGTAATCTGCGTTCGTCAGTCAATGCTAAGACATCTTATCTTGTATGTGGCGACACAGGAGTAGGTTCTTGTAAGTTGGAGCAGGCTCAAAAGTTTGGCGTGCGTTGCATTAGCAAAGATGAGTTTGTTTCACTCATCTGCAAGTAACATTATATATATACAAAATAAAACTAATTCGGTCTTCGTGTTATCTTCAGATAACACGAAGACCGAATTTAATCATTAAACTAAAAATCAGATTATGAAAAAGTATCGTTTAACATCTGAGACCATCTCTTATGATTGCCACATGCTTCATCGCATTCAATGCGTCAATTCATTCTTTGCATCACATTTCAACAAAACCATCACTGATGGCGAATTAGGAGGCTTTGTCGAATCCGATGCCAATCTCTCGCAAGAGGGTGAATGTTGGGTAGATAAAGACTCTATGGTTTACGGTAATGCTGAGATATGCGGCAATGCTTTCATAACTCACCACTCTATTATACATGGCAATGCTCTTATCCGTAGAAATGTGTGCGTCATGGAGGCGAACATTAAGGGAGATGCTATAGTTTCCTCACCATCAGACTATACTGTATTCCCTATACCTGGTTCTGCTCACGGATTTGTTACATGGACAAAAAGCGATGACCGTTGGAGTGTAGGCAAGTTTTATGGCTCATCAAGCGAACTTGTTAGAATGGCTTACGAACATAGTTTGGAGGTGGGTGAGATGTACAACATCATAGTGCAAGCAGCCTTCCAACTCTTTCCTTATGACAAAGAGTTTAGTCAATAAAACTATTAAAAACATGTAAATACATTTTGCTATTTTAATTATTCTTCTTATCATTGTATTATGAAAAGTGCTAAAGTATTAAAGATACTGCATATTTCGCGCCAAACATTGGTGCAATATGTAAAGAAGAAAGAGATACGAGTCATCTCACTGCCTAATGGCATGTATGACTACAACGACGATGATGTGTATCGCAAGGCTGGTCTTGCTTCCGAAAGGATGAATGTTGTGTATGAAAGAGTCTCTACGGCAAAGCAGAAGGCTGATCTCGAAAATCAGGAGAAGATGCTGATTGGCTACTGCAACAGGAATGGCATCAATGTCAGCAAGTCTTACAAGGATGTGGCAAGCGGCATGAATTTCGACCGCAAGCAGTTCAAGGTTCTACTTGAAGAGATACTGAACTTCAAGGTCGGAAAGCTGTACATAACATACAAGGACAGGCTGTCACGCATTTCATTCGATATGTTCAAACGATTGTTCAGTGAGTTCGGATGCGAGATAGTAGCCATCAATGACGCGGAAGACAAGGCAGATGAGACAGAGATATTTGAGGAAATAATTTCCATGCTTCATTGCTTCTCGATGCGGATGTATTCACGCAGAAGAAAAAAGAAGCTGGAACTAATTAGAGACGATTTGAAAAATGAGATTAGTCTATAAGTTTTACATACAGCGCACAGAGCAGCTGGACAACCTGTTCAGGATTTCCAACAACCTGTACAACCAGGCTCTGTATCATTTCCGTCAGCGTCTTGATGCTGATGGCACATGGTTGTGGTACAACGACATGGACAAACTCATGAAGCAGACACTCAACATCGAAGGACAGTGCAACTATAAGCTTTTGAAGTCGCAGTGCTCTCAGCAGATACTCCGTGTGCTCGACAAGAACATGAAGGCGTACTGCAAGAGCATTAAGGACTGGAAGGCGCATAAGGACAAGTACAAAGCAATGCCTCAGATGCCGCACTACCGTAAGCGCGGCGACATGTTCAACTTGTACTATACCAACCAGTCATGCACTGTAAAGGAAGGCGTGATACGTCTTGCAAAAGACCTGTCAGTACAGATTCCACAATGGGGCAAGTACGGCGACAGCATCAAGTCTTTCAGTCAGGTGCGTCTCATTCCAGGCTGCCGAAACGTCAAAGTGGAGATTGTCTACAACAAAGAAACCAATAAGGTTGATGTTGATAAGGCAAAGTATGCGGCCATTGACCTTGGACTTGATAACCTCGCCACGATGGTGACGGCTGAAGGCTGCACTATCTGGAACGGCAAGTATCTCAAATCTTACAACAATCACTTCAACAAAACTCTTTCTCACTTGCAGTCCATCAAGGACATGCAAGGCACGAAGCGAACGACAAGAAGAATCAACCGAATGTACGACAAGCGAGACCGCTATATTGAGGACGCCTTCCACAAGGTGAGCCGTCAGATTGTCGACACACTTGTACAGAAGAAGATAGGCACGCTGGTTGTAGGCTACAATGCCGAATGGAAACAGAATGTCGGCATGGGCAAGAGGAACAACCAAAAGTTTGTTCAGATGCCTTTTGCGAGGCTGGCTGGCTACCTCCGTTACAAGTGCGAGATGATTGGGATTGAGTTCGTGGAGCACGAGGAAAGTTACACGAGCAAGTGTGATGCTCTGGCTCTTGAACCTATAGGTAAGCACGAAGATTATCTTGGCAGACGAGTGAGGCGCGGACTGTTCCGCTCTTCCACTGGCAAGGTAATCAATGCTGACCAAAACGGAGCCTTGAACATACTCAGAAAAGTAGTCGGCGATTCCGAGTTCACTCGGATAGTCGGTAGCGGGCACTCGTTATGTCCAGTACGACACCGCAGTCCGTTCTTTCGGGTTGTAGGAAGTATGTAAAAAGTAGAATAAAGTTTAACACATTTAATACTTTAATAACGTGTAAAAGTATTAGGCTCAGCCTCGATAGAAACACGCCTCACTCGTTATGTACCTTATGGGTTCGCTATAGCATTCCCCATCTTGACATTGTAAATCAACATAACCATCGGCCACTTCCAAAACCTTAAAACTTATACATCTGACCACATTTTCTTTTATTTTTACTAACGTTATTAGATCGCCAACATGGATCTGTTCCAATTTTGTTATTCTTTCCATCATTCAACCTTTTGTAAATCTTCAACCAACTTAACATACAAAGCATAGCGTCTTGCCTTATCTTCATTGTCCTGCCTCGCCTTTTCAATAAGTTGCTCGCCAGTGCCGTGGAAACAGCCGACCGTCCACATGTTGTTGCTCCTTGTCCAAGTGAAATATCTCCCTGATGAAAAGTTGTTCTTGAAAACTATGTAATCAGATCCTTGTAAAATCTTGGCATCGCCATGCACCACTGCATATCCATTCACCACTGCACAGTCATATATCTGTGCGCTGTCATATACCGCTGCATAGCCATACACCCTTGCATCGCTATACACCTTTGCATCGTCAAACACCTTTGCATCGTCAAACACCTTTGCGTTGCCATGCACCCATGCATTGTCACGCACCTTTGCGCTGCCAAACACCTCTGCGTAACCAAACACCCTTGCGTTGTCAAACAAACTTGCGCTGTCAAACACCTGTGCATTGCCATGCACCTCTGCGCAACCAGACACCCTTGCGTTGCCATACACCTCTGCGTTGTCAAACACCTCTGCGTTGTCAAACACCTCTGCGTTGCCATACACCTCTGCATCGCCATACACCCACGCATTGTCTGTCTGAGAAAGATTACTCTCTTTCTCTATCCAACCACCTTTGTCGCCAACTTTCACATCGGCAAATGCCTTGACGCACTCTATTCTGTGAAGAATCACTTTACCGAACTTAATAGTCTCATTAGTTAACCTGTACTTCATATCTGAAAAATTTCAATTAAATAAAAGCCATGCCTGTAACGGCATGGTTCCCCAGTTGACGAGCCTCCAAGAGATCAACCAGAAAAGATACATGCTCTTTTAATTTGTCAAAATCACTTTTCGCCATTTTCTGTAGGTTTGCGCAGGACAAACAATTCAGCATAGTCATCCCACCATGCGATACCACTATTCACCTTAAAAGCACTGCCCTTACGGTCGGCTCTTTCGTAGTCTTTTGGATTTCCCAAATTTGTATCTAACTCAGAGTCTTCGCTAAGTTCGTAGTTGGCAACTCTACGCATATTGAATATCGCGAGAGAATCATAGTCAGAAATCAATACCATATCATTCTCCTCCATCTTCTTGCAGATGTCCTCGAACTGCTTGACAAGTTCACGCTGGTCAGCGTCCAAAGAGATAAGCTTGTTGATGCCTTCACGTTCATATTCAGAACCATCCTCATTGACAATCTTGTAGGTGTTATACGACAAAGCATCTTCCTTGGTATCGTAAACGTCACAATCTTTCGGAAATTCATCCGTATGGAAACGGTCATCGGCATAACTAAAGTAAAACTCTCTCAAACCCAATTCATGACGAACTGGAATTTGAAATTCATCGTCAAACACCCAGTATTCTCGATTAGCATAACACTTTATGCCACGAATGATTTCACCCATAACTCTACCGCCATTCTTATCTACCGACAAATGATTGTACGATGTCTCAGCTGAAATGCCTTTCTCATACTTTTCCACACTATCGAACGCCTTGTCGTAGTTGTCGAGCACTCCAGTAGTGCCATCTGGCTTCTGAAATGTTGTGCGAGCAACGTAATACAAGGCATCATCCTCCTTGTGGTCGTACTTAAACTCAGTACGCAACCACTTTACTTCCTGCAACTTGTGGTCAACCATAACAAAACCACCATTCTTTACAAACACTCTAAGTGCATCATTTCTTTCCATTTTCTTTATGTTTTAAGTATTGTTAATTCAAGTTTCGCAAGTGAATATGTATCAACTTGCATGTTAATAAATATTTTACTTTCGGAAGTTCTTTCTTCC